TGGATCGTATAATGGTGATTTAACCTCATTACTCTCTGGATAATTTGAAATGGGATTATTAATCCTATTACTTCTAAATTCAGTATAAGATATATCTGTATAGATTATTGGAGATACATTCTCATTTGCGGTTGTAAGTTTTACTCCCGTAGTAAATGATTTATTTCTCTCAATATTACTTAAATAAGTAGTTTCATTAATTTTAGAACATACAATTCGTGGTGAATTCAAAGCATTTACAGAATTTAATTGAACTGATTCAAATCCGTTATCAATGAAAGAAGTCTCATTACCATCAACACTAGTTCCTGTAACAGTTCTCATTGTGGCAGTCGCATCCGTTACAGATGATGGAGTAACTACATTAAAATTAGGAACCACTGCATCATATTGTATATTTCTAGTAGCTTGTGCATGAGCACCACCAAAGAATCCATCAGCAGTAAATGACAATTGTGGAGATCCTGCAATATCAGAAGATCTATCTGCACCTCCTACACTCCTATCAACTTCAACATAATAACTATCCATTCCAATATCAGTGGAACCTATACTATGAGTTTTATTAATTCTTCTCAAAGAAATACCATTAAGTTCATATTTTTCAACTGGAGAATTTAATTGATAGATACTTTCTGATAAAGTATCGTCTATTCCTCTTCCATCAATTGTAAGAGAACCCGATCCAATAGCTGAATATCCTATAATTTCTGAACCAACCTTCACATACCCAGTACTACCAACTCCAACGGCAATACCCTCAAAATTCTCAAATTGTGCCGTAGAAGCAACACTAATTGTTGAATCACTACTTGCTAAAGTAGAAGTAAGAACTGTTGGTGTTACATTTCCTTTAATTTTACTCAAAGTCAATTTATTCGCATTGGAGTACATTCCATGATCAAATTGATCAACTAAGAAATGTCTTCCATCCGCTGGATATTTAATCCCACTTAATGATTCAGTAATTTGATTTCCTGTAGTAAAACCTTTAATATTTCCATCATCATCATAGAATTTAAGATCTGTACCAGACTTAAATGAACCAGATGCTGCATTACTTCCTTGAATTCCAGAAAGATAAAGAGTATCAAGTCCACCATTATTTGTAATAGTAAATAATGCGCCCGATCCTACTTTTCCAGTAGTGTCATCAGTTCTAATTCCTACAACATCACCAGCAGTATAACCAGAACCTACAGTATTAGTAGTAAATCCTGTAATTACTCCTCCGGCAGCAGTAATATTAATCTTATAATCTCTACCTTCTCCAACAACATTAAAGGTATTTACAGTAGTTGCAA